TACCGAGAAGGCTATTGCTAACTTTACTCCATACAAATATGACTTCAAAAAAAGTAGGCCATCTCAAGCTGCACAAGACGAAAGAAACTTACAAGAGTTTAATAAACAGTTTTCCGCAGTAAAAAGTGCTGCATCAATGTTTGACCTTACGCCTCAGCAAATTTCTGAAGCAAAAACTGCGGGTGTTGATCCTCGAACACTTGAGGCTTTAAGAATTGAAACATTAAAGCAAGCTGATGCATATTTTGATATTAAACAAAAAGCTCGCGCGCCTGGTATGGTTGGTTCTACCAACACGCAAAAATTAAAAGAAATTAGAGAGCAAGGTATTGCTGGTGCCAAAAAGGTTAGCGCAGATATAGAGATTGGTGCTGGTGACATTGAGGGGCGCTTAAAGTCTGACATCGCGAAACAACCAGAACTTCAATCTATTCGTTTCAAACGAAAAAAAGCTGTAACTGAAGTTGCGCAAAAGCTGGCTCCAGGAAGTCGTTCTGGCGTTGGAGCATTGCTTGCTGAACGTGGTGGCGCTGGTTTCTTTTCACGATATTTTAAGGCGTAATCATGGCAGAGGCTAAACTTAGTTCTTATGACGAGCTTGTTAAAGAAGCGCAGGGTGCTGGTGTTGATCCGCGAAGCATTGAATACTTTCAGGGTCTGCAACAAACTGCGACTGAAAGACAGAAAGCTTATACTCGAACATTAAAGAAAAAGAAAAGTGGCCTTGGGGGGTTTGTACGAAAAGTTAGTGGTGCTTTAGGTATCGGCGGCAGTAGTATTGAAAAGTATCGTACGCTTGCCTTAGAAGCCCAGCTTGCTGTAAAAGATGCTGAAGCTGGTTTGCGATCCGACATTACAAAACAAATAGAGCTGCAAAAAGTTAGACGCGCCAAAAAATCTGCTGTACAAGAGCAGGTTGCTGGTTCATTGTTTAAGCGAGGTAAAACCGCTTTACTCTCTAGCCCTGCTGGTGGTAGCGGCTTCTTTACTGGATACTTTGAATAATGCAAGATATAGCAAAACATTACATTAAAAAATACGAAACAGCGCGGACGCACCGCACAACATTCGAGGATTTGTTCCAAGAGTGTTACGACTATGCCCTGCCTCAACGCGAAGGTTTTTATTACAATGCGCCAGGTCAACGCCGTGATGATCGAATCTTTGATGAAACTGCTGTGGTTGGTGTTCAAGAGTTTGCGTCTCGCCTTCAGTCTGGCTTGGTTCCTAACTTTGCGCGTTGGTCTGACCTTGTGGCTGGTAGCGAAGTTCCTCCTGAAGAACAGGAAGAAATTAACAATCGTCTGGATTCAGTTACAGAATATATATTTGAAGTCCTTGCAAACAGTAACTTTGCTCAAGAAGTGCACGAGTCGTTTATGGACTTGGCTGTCGGCACAGGTTGCTTATTGGTGGAAGAAGGTGACTCGGTAAACCCTCTGCGGTTTAGCGCAATTCCTTTACCCAAGATAGTGTTAGAAAACGGCCCCGATGACCGCATTGATCATGTGTATCGGGAAAGAGAAGTCCGTCATTCAGATATGAAGATAGTTTATCCTAAAGCTAAATTGTCTCCAAAGCTGGAAGAGATGATGGTTAAGAAGGCCGAGGACAAATGCAAGGTTCTTGAGGTTGTCTGTCGTCTTTATGACAAGCCAAACGTAGAACGCTATGGTTACTATGCAATCGACAAGACTCACGGCGAGTTAATCTTTCAGGATATTTTTGAAGGTGTTGGTAGTAATCCGTTTGTGTGTTTCCGTTGGTCTAAAGCTTCTGGTGAAGTTTATGGACGAGGGCCTTTGGTTAATGCACTGTCTGCAATCAAAACAACCAACCTAACTATCCAGCTTGTTCTTGAAAATGCACAGATGGCTATCTCAGGTATCTATCAGATGGATGACGATGGCATTGTAAACGTAGATACAATTAACCTTGTGCCTGGCACAGTCATTCCTAAAGCCCCTGGATCAAACGGCTTGCAGCCTGTTGCTGCTGCTGGCAGCTTTGATGTTGCTAATCTTGTTCTAAATGATATGCGCTTAAACATTAAACGCGCTTTGTACAATGATATGCTGGGTGATCCTAACCGCACACCAGCCACTGCCACAGAAATTGCGGAGCGTATGGCTGATCTGTCTCGCCGTATTGGTTCTGCCTTTGGTCGCTTGCAAGCAGAGATGGTTCAGCCCATCTTGCAGCGCGTAGTATATATTCTGCGCAAGCAAGGACGCATTGATCTTCCTACAGTTAATGGTCGTGAAGTAAAAGTTCGCAGCGTGTCGCCATTAGCACAGGCTCAGTCTAATCAGGACATCACAACTGTAGCTCGTTTCTTGGAGTTGGTCGGCACAAACTTTGGGCCTGACATGGTAAATCTACTTGTTGACTCAGAAGAAACAGCAATCTATCTTGCTAAGAAGTTTGGTGTTCCTGACAACCTTATTCGGGATGAGGCAGACAGGGAGGCTATCCAGCAGCAGATGCAGCAAATGGCGCAGATGCAGCAAATGATGGCACGAGGTGATACTGGAGTGTAGATGTCACACATTGGAGTAGATGGGTATCCTCGCCCACAAAAAGAGGACGAAAAGATTTCATCAGATATTAAGTCCCTGTTTGGTTCTCCAGCAGGAAGAGAGGTTCTTCGCTATCTTCGATCCATTACATTGGATGCGGTGGCTGGCGGGGGCATTAGCGATGGCGAGCTGCGACATTTAGAAGGCCAACGCTTTGTAATCGCGCTTATTGAAAGGCGCATCAAACACGCAGAGAAGGTAGAAAGTAAATGAGTGAAGCAACAGATAATGTAGAAGCGAAAGCTGAAGCACCTGAAGCCGTAACAACTGAGGTAGCAGATAGCCGCCCTGAGTGGTTGCCTGAAAAGTTTAAGACACCAGAAGATCTGGTTACATCTTATTCCTCCTTGGAAAGTAAACTGGGTAAAGGGCAAGAAGAGCTTCGTGAGTCTATTATGGGTGAGATTGAGAAAGAAGCTTTTGCCAATCGCCCTGAAAGCCCTGGTCAGTATACAATTCCAGAAGGTGCAGACGAGCTTGCAGATGATCCAAACGTAGAGTGGTGGGCAAACTTTGCTTGGGAAAATGGGTTTTCTCAAGAGGAGTTTGACGAAGGTCTTGCTCGCATGATGCCAGAGCAGCCAAACTTAGACGCAGAGGTTGCAAAGCTTGGCGACAATGCCAACGCTCGGATTGAAGCGGCTGCGCTCTGGGCTAAAAAGAACGTGCCAGAAGAATTGTCTAGCGCAGTTATGCGTCTTGGTGAAACTGCTGAAGGTGTGGAGCTAGTAGAGTTCTTTATGAATAAACTTAGTGACACACCTATCTCTGGTGAGACTACAGCTACTGTAGGTCTTAGCAAAGGTGAGCTGCAAACAATGATGCGTGACCCTCGCTATTGGGATAACACGCGCCGTGACCCAAGCTTTGTAAAGCAGGTTGACGAAGGTTTCTCAAAGCTGTATAAATAAAATTGTAACACCTCCTTCGTTACTTTTTAGGGCTGTCCTTATCCCCTTTCGGACAGCCCTTTTTTGTCTGTTGCAAAAATATCACTGTTGAGGCATAATTCACTTGTTAGAGGCCCGTATGTAGTGGATGGCCCCGCAAGGGATAACCAGATGATGCGAAGCGCGGACAACCGATCCTGACATAATGTAAACTCAAATCTCAAACAGGAGAATGAAAATGGCTAATACTATTGATCAAGCCTTCATCACACAGTTTGAATCTGATGTTCATCTTGCTTATCAGCGTATGGGTTCGAAACTTCGCAACACCGTCCGCCAAGTAAATGGCGTTACAGGCTCAACTGTTAAATTCCAAAAAATCGGTAAAGGCGCTGCCAATACCAAAACTCGCAACGGCGATGTGACTGGCATGGAAGTCGCTCACACCAACGTATCTGCAACACTGACAGATCACTATGCACCTGAGTATATTGATAAGCTGGACGAATTGAAAACCAACATTGACGAGCGTCAAGCTGTTGCTCAATCTGCTGCTTATGCCTTGGGTCG